GACTGGGACGAGGCGCTGCTGCGCGACGAGATTGCGGGGCTGCTGGCCGAGGATTTCGACCTGTCGCTTCTGGGCATCAGCGACGATGATCTGGATGCGCTGCTGCGGGATCCCGAGGCGCTGGGCGGCGACGGCCCGGTCGAGGGCGAGGATGATGTCCCGGAGGTTCCGGCCACGCCAGTGTCGGTGCCGGGGGATCTGTGGGAACTGGGCGCGCACCGTCTGATCTGCGGCGACAGCACTGCGGCGGATGTGGTCGGGCGGCTGCTGGGCGATGTACGGCCCCTGCTGATGGTCACCGACCCGCCCTATGGCGTGGAGTATGATCCCTCCTGGCGCAACCAGGCGGGCGCGGCGAAGACGAAACGCACCGGCAAGGTCCTGAACGACGACCGCGCCAACTGGCGCGAGGCCTGGGCCCTGTTTCCGGGCGATGTCGCCTATGTCTGGCACGGCGCGCTGCACGCGGCGACCGTAGCCGAGAGCCTGACAGCCTCCGGCTTCGCGATCCGCTCGCAGATCATCTGGGCAAAGGACCGGCTGGTGCTGAGCCGGGGCGATTACCACTGGCAGCACGAGCCCTGCTGGTACGCGGTGCGCGCCAGGGGCAAGGGCCACTGGGCGGGCGACCGCAAGCAGACGACGCTGTGGGCCATTGCCAACCGCGATCAGGATGCCGACACAGTTCACGGCACGCAGAAGCCGGTCGAGTGCATGCGCCGTCCGATCCTGAACAACTCCAGCCCCGGACAGGCGGTGTATGAACCCTTCATGGGATCGGGCACCACGCTGATCGCGGCCGAGACCACGGGCCGCATTTGCCTCGGGGTCGAACTGAACCCGGCTTATGTCGATGTTGCCATCGAGCGCTGGCAGGCCTTCACCGGCAAGGAGGCCGTGCTGGCGGAAACCGGCGAGACGTTCGCCGCCCTCAAGGCCAGCCGGCTGGCAGAGTAACCCTGTGTCATTCACCGTGACCGCCCAAGGCAATCTTCTGCCCTCGCCCTTCGGGTAAGATCACAACGCACCTTGAACCGCATGCCTTGCGAGAACGCGGTCGGCAACATAGATCTTCCGGGCGCGTCCGCTCCTGAACCGAGGGCCCGCGCAACTCATCAAGATCATCGCCCTGATGTAACTCAGGCAACCCTGATTTTCCTGAGGATCGGACCGCCCGGCATGTCGCCGGGGCGGTAACTCAGCTTGCGAGGACATCATGGGAAAAGGCAACAACAGTCGCGGAAACAAGGAAGCGAAAAAGCCGAAGCAGGAGAAGCCGAAGGTTCTGGCAACGGCCAATTCCGGTGCGACGAAGCCGATTTCGCTCGGCGAGAAGAAGAAGGGCTGAGATTGCGAGGCGCAGCCAGCGACCTGTTCTTCGTCAAAAAGACTCCGCCGTCCCGGCAACAGGACGGCGGCGTGGCGCGCGATCAGTGACGGCTCACGCGGTCAGCTTGTAGACCGTTCCCCTGCCCTCGACCTTTTCCGAGGTGACGGGCAAACCCAGCTTTTTCTTCAGCCCGCCGGAGATCAGGCCACGGGCTGAATGCGCCTGCCAGCCGGTGGCCGCGACGATTTCGGCGATGGACGCGCCCTCGGGGCGTTCGAGCAGGGCGATGATCTGCGCCTGCTTGGTGCCGCTGCGGATGGTGACAGGTTTTGACGCCTCTGTGGGGTCGCTCGTCGGCACAGGTTCCACGTCTGACAACGGCAATGTCGCCTTCCGCACGCTTGCGACGGCCGCGGCGGCGATCGGCTCGATCCCGATGGCCGCCAGCCCGGCTTCGGTGGCAATCAGCGTGGTGCCATGGCCATCGCCGGTCTCGCGCCAGAGCGGCTCGCCTTTTCGGATGTCGGCATCGACCTCCTCGATCCAGCCGCGTGCGATCATCGCGGCCACGGCCTTCTTCGCGGCGGCGCCATGCAAGCCCTCGGGCAGCGGCATGGCAAGAGTGCCGGGGCGGCTGGCCGCGCGGCTGAGGATGAGGCTCTGGGTATCGGACAGCTTCTGGATCTTGGGCTTGGGCATTACGGGTCTCCGGTCTGGGCCCCGGCCACATGCCGGGGCGTCTACCGGGTGGAGCCCGCCATTGCGGCGGGCCGACCCGTTCGGGGAGTGATTGCGATCAGGCGCTCTCTTCCATCGCGGCGGTGATGGCGCAGTGCTGCACCCAGCCGGTGAGATACGGCAGCCCCGCGGGAATGCCCGTGTCGCGCGCGGTCCGGCGGTCGATGCGCCAGCCCTGCCAGCGGCGGATCGCCGATGCGATCGCGGTCTCGCAGTCGATGTCGCAGCCCATCATGTTGCCGACGACATCGTCGGCGAACTGGCGGCCCATGCGGCTGTCGAGAAAGTCGCGGATGCCGACCCGCTCGTCTTCGCTGTCGGCGCCGATGGCCTCGGCGATGAGGCGCGAGGCGAGCGTCCAGACCTCGGCACTGCGGCGGTCGCGCAGCGGGCAGAGGGTCAGGGTGCCGAGGAAGCCATGGTCGGGGTTGCGGCTGGGCAGGATGGGGTGCGTGGTCATGGCGGTGGCTCCGTGGTGTGAGGTGCATCGTTTGCGTGGGATGACCATCGCTCTGGTGTGGCGATTATCGTAGTCAATTCCGAGCAATATCAGTGCTTTCGATCAATCCGCCTGATCTGTCGCATCGACCCATGCGCCGTCGCGCCAGACGTAAAGATGGCAGAACTGGCAGGTCGGGTGCGGCAGGATCACGGGTGCGCGGGGCGGATCGAAGCGGTCGAGCGCATCGGCGCGGACCTGCCGGATTTCCTTCGCGGCGAGGATGTCCTCGGGCGTCCACGGGGCCAATGCGGGCAGCATGTGCGACGGGTAGCCGTCATAATGGGTGTAAATGTGGGCCCATTCATCAGCCCCGATCTGGATGGCGATCTGCGCGCGGGTGCTCATCCTGCCCTCCCTCAGATCAGCTGGAGGCTGGCCAGCATGGTGCTGGCAACGGCGAGCTGGGCGGTCGGCAGTTCGATCTTGATGTGCGAGATCACGTCCGAAGCCTCGGCCGTGATCCCCTCGTCGCGCAGGGCGGCCTCGATCATGCGGGCGGCCGCGTCGGGTCCCTTGAGGTTCAGCGGGTCCGGCAGCGCGGCGTGGTCGATGCGGATGGTGGTGATGGCGGTCATGTGGGTGTCCTTTCAGGGTTGGTTGTCGGTGGGAGCGGTTGCGCGGTCCGCGCGGCGTCCGGCCTCGAAGGCTTCCTCGAGCGCGGCGCGGATCGCCCAGATAGCGACATCGTGGAAATCCAGCCGGTCCCGATTCCGGGTCTCCAGCGTCTCGAGGTGGAACTGGCGCTGGGCGATCTCGAGCAGCTGGTCGTCGCGGACGGCGTTCGGATCAGCGGATTTGCGGGCGCGCGCCATGGTCAGTCCTCCCAGCGGTGTTCGGGGTGGGTGGTCCGCGCGCGGGCTTCCTCGCGCATCATCTCCTGGGCCTTGGCCATCTCGACCATCCCGTCGGCCTCACTCATCCGCCCGGACATGACCTCGTCCATCACCCAGTTCACCCGCTCCTGCGCGGGGCTGGTGTGGTCGCGCCACCCCTCGCTCATCGAGCTGTGCCCCATTCTTTCCTGCGCGCGCATGGCTCTCTCCGATCCTTGTCTGGCGGGGCGCGATGCACCCGCTTGCGTAGGATCAGACTCGCTCTATCCGGGAGTGTAATCAACTGAATAAGCGGAGCATTTCCGTTTAATTCCAATCTCTTGAGGATCATCACGGCGCCATGGAAGGCATGTCCGAACGCGCCTATGCCCAGCACGCTGGACTCTCGCGCGGGGCGGTGCAGAAGGCGCGCAAGAACGGGCGGCTGGTGCTCTTCGCCGACGGATCGATCAACGCCGCCGCATCGGACGCCCGGCGCGGCGCAATGACGGATCCTGACCAGCAGATGCGGTCGCGCGGTGGCGAGGGAATGATCAGCGGGCCGGGCGACACCTCGTCCTACATCAAGGCCCGCACCGCGCTGACCGTCTACATGGCGCAGGACAAGCAGATCGCCATCCAGAAGAAGAAGGGCGTGCTGGTCGACCGCGCGCGCGCCGAGACGCTGGTGTTCCGCCTCGCGCGCCAGGAGCGCGATACATGGGTCACGTGGCCCACCCGCGTGGCCGCCCTGATGGCCGCGCAATTATCCGCGGAAATGGAGAAGGCCTCGGGAGTGCCCGTGACGATCGAGACTGCGATCCTGCAGAGGGTGCTGGAAACCCATGTCCGAGAGCAGCTCGACGCCCTCGCAGACCTCCGGGTCTCGCTTGCATGAAGGAGAACAAGACAACGACCTGACCGACGGTCTCGATCTTGCCTTCGACGGGGTGGAGGACGTCCTGCGCGCCTGGCGGCGAGGCATGCGGCCGGACGCCGACCTCACCGTCTCGGAATGGGCCGATGCGCATCGCTGGCTCAGCTCGCGCGCCTCGGCCGAGCCGGGGCGGTATCGCACCGCGCGCACGCCCTATCTACGCGCGATCATGGATGCGCTGTCGCCCAGCCACCCGGCACAGCGCATCAGCTCCATGAAGGCCGCGCAGGTCGGCGCCACGGAAGCCGGCAACAACTGGATCGGCTTCGTGATCCACCACGCGCCGGGGCCGATGCTGGCGGTGCTGCCGACCGTCGAGATGGCCAAGCGCACCTCGCGCGGGCGGATCGATCCGCTGATCGAGGACAGCCCGGCCCTGAAGGAACGGGTCAGCCCCGCCCGCTCGCGCGATGCCGGCAACTCGATGCTGTCCAAGGAATTCCCCGGCGGCATTCTGGTCCTGACCGGAGCGAACAGTGCGGCCGGCCTGCGGTCGATGCCCGCGCGCTATGTGTTCCTCGACGAGGTCGATGCCTATCCCGCCTCGGCCGACGAGGAGGGCGATCCGGTCACGCTGGCGGAAGCCCGCACCACCACCTTCGCGCACAGGCGCAAGGTCTTCATGGTCTCGACCCCGACGATCCGGGGACTGAGCCGGATCGAGCGCGAGTTCGAGGCCAGCGATCAGCGGCGCTACTTCGTGCCCTGCCCGCATTGCGGCACGATGCAGTGGCTGCAGTTCGAGCGGCTGCGCTGGGCGAAGGGGCGGCCGGAAACGGTGGCCTATCACTGCGAAGGCTGCGAGCGCCCCATCGCCGAGCACCACAAGACGGAGATGCTGGCACGGGGCGAATGGCGCGCGACGGCAACCAGTGCAGACCCGACCGCGATCGGCTTCCACCTCTCGGCGCTCTATTCACCGATCGGCTGGAAAAGCTGGGAGCAGATTGCGCGGGACTGGCTGGCCGCCCAGGGCTCCGACGAGATGCTGCGCGCGGCGCGCAACACGCTCTTGGGCGAGACCTGGATCGAGAGCGGCGAGGCGCCGGACTGGCAGCGGCTGGCGGATCGCAGGATCGCCTTTCCGGCGCAGATCCCCGCAGGCGGTCTGTTCCTGACCGCGGGCGCCGATGTGCAGAAGGACCGGATCGAGGTCGATGTCTGGGCCTGGGGCCGCGGCCTGACGAGCTGGCTCGTGGATCACATCGTCATCCCGGGCGGACCGGATGATCCGGCCTGCTGGGAGCGGCTGACAGCGCTGCTGAGCCAGACATGGGTGCATCAGAACGGCGCCATCATGACGCTGGCCAGGCTCGCGATCGACACGGGCTACGAATCCGCGGCCGTCTATGCCTGGTGTCGCAAGCAGGGCTTCGCGCAGGTGGCACCTGTCAAAGGGCTCGAGGGGTTCAACCGCGCGACGCCCGTGTCGGGCCCGACCTTCGTCGACGCCACGGTGAACGGACGCAAGCTCAAACGCGGAGCCCGGCTCTGGAGTGTGGCCACCGCCACCTTCAAGGCCGAGACCTATCGCTATCTGCGGATCGAGCAGCCCAGTGATGAAGACCGGGCCAACGGCGCGCAAACCCCCGCCGGCACGATCCACCTGCCGGACTGGGCCGACAGCGAATGGCTGAAACAGCTGGTGGCCGAGCAGCTGGTGACGATCCGCGACAAGCGCGGCTATGCCCGCCAGGAATGGCAGAAGCTGCGCGAGCGCAACGAGGCGCTCGATACCCGCGTCTATGCCCGCGCCGCGGCCTGGATCCTCGGCGCCGACCGCTTCGACGAGCGGATGTGGCGGCAGCTGGAGAAACAGGCGGGGGTCGACAGCACGGTCGTCGCGGCTGCGCCGGCAGAGCAAACGAAACCTGATGCGCCGGAAGCCGGGCGCATCACCGCACCCCGGCGGCGCGGCTGGAAGATCAGCACGCCGCGATACATGGAATGATCAAAAGCCCGAGAAGACCATGTCGAGGGCGCCCCGGATCTCGTAGTCGAACCGCGAGAGGTCGGCGACGGGCGGCGCCTTGAGCAGGGCCGAAGGGATCGCGGCCATCTCGGCCGTGTGCAGCACATGCGCGGCGCCCGCGATCTCGAAGACCGGCTCGAGCCGCCCGATGGCCTTGGGCCCCGAGGCGGCAGGTACCAGCGGCGCGACCACGCGCGTACCGGTCTCGATCAGATCGGTCTGGAGGTCGAGCACCAGCCGGCCGCCCGGCACGCGATAGACATGGAACTGCGCCATCAGTCGAGCTTCAGGACCTGAAGATCGGCCAGTGGGGTGCCGTTGGCCTCGATCCAGGCGCGGCGCTCGGCGATGGCCTCGGCATTCTCGCGCGCCCAGGCCTCGGCCTTTGCGGCACGAACCGCCTCGGCCAGCGCTGCATCGCTGATCGCAGACACATTCAGGCCCAGCTCGCGCGCGGCGACTAGGGTGGAGGCAGTCAGCGAGACATTCGTGCGCTGCTTCTCGGTGCTGTTCTGCGGCATCGGGCCCTCCATCGACACAACCAGAATACACACGCTGCGTGTGCGCATCAAGAGAGCTCCATGACCCTCGACGAGCTGAAATCCCGCCACAGCGCACTCTTGTCCGCGCGCTACAGCGGCACGCGGTCGGTCAGCTATGACGGCAAGAGCATCAACTATGGCTCGGACGCTGAGCTGGCCGCAGCGATTGCCGATATCGAGCGGCGGATCGCCGCTCTGGAACGCACCGGCCGGCGTGTTCTTCGTCCCCATGCCGTGAAGGATCTGTGATGGGCGGCGCAATGAACTGGCGTCAGCGGCTCGGGGCCTTCATCGGTGGGTTCGATGCCGGCCAGCACCACCGCCGTCTGCGCGGCTTCCGCGCGACCCGCGCCCATGTCAACGCGCTGATCGCCGCCGCCGGGCCCGACATCACCGCCCGCGCGCGCTGGCTGGTGCGCAACAATGGCTATGCGGTGAATGCGGTGGAAAGCTGGGCCGCCAATACTGTCGGCGACGGGATCAAGACGATCTCGAAGATCGGCGATGCCGCGCGCAAGGAAGAGCTGCAGCGCCTCTGGCTCGCCTGGACCGACGAGGCCGATGCCGAGGGGCTGACCGACTTCTACGGCCTGCAACGCCGGGCCGCGCGCGAGGTGTTCATGGCGGGCGAGGTCTTCTTCCGGATCCGCATGCGCCGCGCGGGCGACGGGCTGAGCGTGCCCCTGCAGCTGCAGATGCTGCCGGCCGAGATGCTGCCGCTGGAGCAGACAGGTGTTGCTGCCAATGGCAATGCCATCCGCCAGGGCATCGAGTTCGACCGGATCGGCCGGCGCGTCGCCTATCACTTCCTGCGCCGTCATCCCGGCGACAGCACCGATCCGGGGCTGGCAGGGGAGGTGGTCCGCGTTCCGGCCAGCGAGGTCATCCATGTGATTGATCCGGTCGAGGGCGGACAACTGCGCGGCGTGTCGAAACTGGCGCCGGCCATCGTGAAGCTGTTCCTGCTCGATCAGTATGACGATGCCGAGCTCGACCGGAAGAAGGTCGCGGCGATGTATGCGATGTTCGTGACCTCGCCCGCGCCCGAGAACCCGCTTGCCGCGGCGGAAGAGGAGGGCGCCACACCTGACGGGGTCGAGATCAGCCCGGGCCAGATCGTGCGGCTCGATCCCGGCGAGGATGTGACCGTGGGCCAGCCCGCCGACAGCGGCGCGACCTATGAGCCGTTCCAGTACCGCACATTGCTGCAGATCTCGGCTGCCCTCGGCATCCCCTATCCCTATCTCGCCAATGACATGGTGAAGGGGAACTTCTCGAACTCGCGCCTGGCTCTGATCGAGTTCCGCCGCCGCGTCTCGGCCTGGCAGCATTCGGTGATGGTGTATCAGCTCTGCCGACCCGTCTACGCGCGCTGGATGGATGCGGCCGCGCTTTCAGGCGCGCTGGCGCTTCCCGGTTATGAGGCCAACCGCGCGCGGCTCCTGACCGCCGACTGGCTGCCCACCAAGTGGGACTGGGTCGATCCGCTCAAGGACGCGAATGCCGAGATCGCCCAGATCGAGGCGGGCCTCAAATCCCGCACCCAGGCCATTGCCGAGCGCGGCTATGACGCCGAGCAGGTCGACCGCGAGATCGCAGCGGAGCGGGAACGTGAACGCGCACTGGGCCTCGACTTCCGGCGGCCGGGATCGCCCGCGCGGGGCGTCACTGCGGTGCCGGGCGCAGACGACAGATCGAACGCAGCTGCCCGGGGTGATGCCGATGACACCGAGGACACAGATGACGCGGAAGACCGCCCGCGCCCAGACGAGGACCGACCCTGATGCTCCATGCCCGGATTGCCGCGCGCGCCTTCAACACGCCACTTTTGGTCGAGCCGTCCAAGGCCATGGCCTTCCTGTCCGGTCTCGGGCCGCGCATTCTGGGGCGCAAGGTCGAGATGGTGTGCGGGGATGGGACAGGCGAAACGGATCACGCCGCTGCCCTGCCCGCCCGCGCCAGCATTCTCTCCGGTGGTCTGCTGGAGTGCTACCGCCAGCATGGCGATACGCCCTATCCGGTGATCGACGGGATCGCGGTGATCGAGATCTCGGGCGTGCTGATCCATCGCGGCGGCTGGATCGGCCAATCCTCGGGCCAGACCAGCTATGAAGGCATCGCCGCGCAGATCGAGGCGGCGGCCGGTGATCCGAGCGTGCGCGGCATTGCCCTCGACATCGACAGCTTCGGCGGCGAGGTCGCGGGCGTGTTTGATCTGGCCGATCGCATTCGGGCGCTGCGGGACAGCAAGCCTGTCTGGGCCTTTGTTGCCGAGCATGCCTTCTCGGCAGGCTATGCGCTCGCCTCTCAAGCCGACCGCATCCTGCTGCCGCGCACCGGCGCGCTGGGCAGCATCGGGGTGGTGGTCCTGCATGCCGATCTGAGCGGTCAGCTCGATCAGGACGGCGTGCGCGTGACGCTTATTCATTCGGGGCGGCACAAGGTCGATGGCAATCCCTACGCGCCGCTGCCCGAGGGCGTGCGCGATGACATCCAGCGCGAGATCGATGTGCTGCGCTTTCTCTTTGCGGAGACCGTCGCGGCCGGACGCGCCGGGCGCCTGGGCCAGGACGCCGCAATGGCCACTGAGGCGGCCACCTTCCGCGGGGCGGATGCCGTCGCCGCAGGCCTCGCCGACGAGGTTTCTGATCTGGCGCGCGGCTTCACGGCCTTCCGCCAGACGCTGACCCGCACACCGATCCTACCCCACGCGCGCCGAGTGCGCGCGTCCCTTCCCCACCCCAGACAGGAGGCACTCATGGCCACCGAGAACGACCCCGACGACAGCCCGCAGAACGAGGGAGCAGATGTGACGGACATCGAGGAAAGTGACGCCGATGCCCCCGATGATCCGCCTGCTGTTGCCGCGCCGCCCCCTACTGAGGCCCAACCGTCCGCTGCCGCATCGCCTGCCCCTGCGCCAACCGCTACGCAGACAGGCAATCTGGCCGAGGTCTCGGCGCAGCTGCGCGAGGCGGCGGCGCAGATCGCCGAGATCGCCGCGCAGGCGGGCCGCCTCGGCATTGCGATCGACGCGGCGAAAGCGCTGCGCGAGGGCACCAAGCCGGAGGCGCTGCGCCGCCTCGTGCTCGAGCGCGCGGCCGAGGCCGCCGACAGCCGCGATATCGTCGCAGCCCTGCCATCGCCCATCCTGCCGAAAGCCACCGAAAGCCCGATCATCGCCGCCGCAAAGCGCGCGGCCGAGGCCGGGGGCAAGCGCTGACGCCTGCGCGGCGCAGCCAGCCAACCAAACGACCACCACTCACGACACAACCAGCGCAACAGCGGCGCTCTCGCCTCCTTGCCTCCGCCGCCGCCGCCCGCGGTGGGGGCGCACCCCGTTGCACCCCTGAGAAAGGCACCCCGCCATGACCGTCCTCACCCAGCCCGCCACCATGGGCGATGTGCTCAAATACGAGCTGAACCCCAACTACACCCGCGAGGTCGTCCCGCTCCTCGCCGGCACCGCCTATCCTGTCGGCGCCGTCCTTGGCCGCGTCACCCTCAGCGGCAAATACACCCTTTCGCCCGAGACCGGTTCCGATGGATCGGAGGCGACCGCCGGCGTGCTGCTTTATGCCGTCGATGCCACTCTGGGCGACGCGATGGGCATCCTGCTCGTGCGCGGCCCGGCAATCGTGTCGCGCGCCGCCCTCGCCTGGGAGGCTTCCGTCGACGACAGCGCCAAGATCGCCGCCAAGATCGCCGAGCTTGCAGCCCTCGGCATCATCACCCGCGACACCGCCTGATCGGGGCGGCCCGCGCGCTGATCGCGAGCGGTTCAATCTGATCCCGTCGTCTGCTGCCCTTCCCCTTCTTCCCCGGAGTTCCCCATGACCATCACCCGCAACCCGTTTGACGCGGGCGGCTATTCGCTCGCCGAGATGACGCAGGCCATCAACATCCTGCCCAATCTCTACACCCGCCTCGGCCAGATCGGCCTCTTCCGCTTTGAGGGCGTCACCCAGCGCTCGATCATCATCGAACAGCGCGAGGGGGTGCTGAGCCTCCTTCCCTCAGTGCCGCTGGGCGCCCCCGCCACCGTCGGCAACCGCGAGGCGCGCTCCATGCGCAGCTTCGCCCTGCCCTGGATCCCGCATGACGATGTCATCCTGCCCGCCGACATTCAGGGAATGCCTGCCCTGGGCGTCTCGGATGCCGCCGATCCGCTCGTCGAGGTGATGAACCGCAAGCTGACGCTCATGCGCCGCAAGCATGCCCAGACCCGCGAGTACATGGAGATGAACGCGCTGCGGGGCATCGTGAAGGATGGCGCGGGCACCACGCTCTACAACTACTTCGCCGAGTTCGGGCTCGATCAGGTCTCGGTCGACTTCGTCTTCGGGACCGCCGGCACCAACGTCCAGGGCAAGGTGCGCACCGTCCTGCGTGCGATCGAGGACAATCTCAAGGGCGAGACCATGACCACCGCCCATGCGCTGGTCAGCTCCGAGTTCTTCGACAAGCTGATCAGCCATCCGAAGACCGAGGATGCCTACAAGTTCTATTCCGCCACCGGCGGCCAGCCGCTCCGTGACGACATGCGCCGCGCCTTTCCCTTCGCGGGCATCCTCTTCGAGGAATACAACGGCTCCGTCACCCTCTCGAACGGCACATCCGAACGGCTGATCCCCACCGGCGAGGGCATCGCCTTTCCGCTCGGCACGTTTGACACCTTCACCACTTATGGTGGGCCGGCCAACCTGCTGGAGACCGCGAACACCGTGGGTCTGCCGCTCTATGCCCGCCAGATGATGGACGCCAAGGGCCGCTGGATCGATCTGATGACCGAGGCCTCGATCCTGCCGGTCAACAAGCGCCCGCGCCTCGCGATCCGCCTGCACAGCTCGAACTGATAGGGCGCGCGTCATGCACTCCGCAGTCTCCGAGGCCATCGACGGCCTTTTCCGCGACACCAACATCGCGCGCGAGGCCGTCTACACCCCCGAGGGCGGCGCACCCCGGCTCATCCGCGTCGTCACGCGCCGCGCGGATGAGGTCACCGGCTTCGGCGACGCGCGACTCTGGTCGGAGACCACCCGCGTTGATCTGCGCGCGCGCGAAATCGCCGCCCCGCGCCCGGGCGACCGGATCGAGATCGACGGCGAGGGCTTCCTTATCCAGGGCGAGCCGGTGCGCGATCGCGAGCGGCTCATCTGGACGGTGGATCTGCGGCCGGCGTGACCGTGGCGGCCGGAGAGCTGATCCCCATGAAGCTGAAACTGGATATCACCCCCGACCTCGTCGCGATGATGGCCGCCGAAATCCTCGCCGGCGAGAAGGCCGTCAGTGCCGCCACGCGCGCGGCGGGCAACGACCTGAAGAGCGCCTGGCGCGCGCAGATCACCGGCGCGGGGCTGGGGCAGAGGCTCGCCAACACCATCCGCTCGGAGCAATTCCCGAAGGCCCGGCCCAGCCTGAATGCCGCTGCACTGGTCTGGTCCAAGGCCCCGGTCATCATAGGGGCCCATGAAACAGGGCCGCTGATCCGCTCGCGGAATGGCTTCTGGCTGGCAATCCCCACACCCGCCGCAGGCACATCCACCCGCGGTGGCCGCATGACCCCCGGCGCCTGGGAGCGCCGCACCGGCCTGCGCCTGCGCTTCGTCTATCGCCGCGGCGGACCGAGCCTGCTCGTCGCCGAGGGGCGGCTGAACGCCGGCGGCCGCGCCGTGGCCTCCCGCTCGAAATCCGGCCGGGGCCTCGCCACCGTCCCGATCTTCCTGCTGGTGCCGCAGGTCAAGCTGCGCAAGCGGCTCGATCTGGCGCGCGATGCCAATCGCGCGCAGGAGGCCATGCCGGGGAGGATCGTCGCGGAGTGGGTCGAGCGGCGGGTGGGCTAAGGGCACTAGGCGGGACAACCGGAACGTCAGTCCTTCACTCAGGGTGCTCTGTCGTTCCATTCTGTTTTCCGTGTCACGGACAGAGCTACCTGATGCTGTCAGCCCGCTTCCTGTGCACCTATGTATCGCAGGACATTGATCGCGGCTTCTGGAGTATGAAGCCGGATCTTGAATTCGTTCCGGGCAGTCCTTTGGGCGTCCGGGAACTGAGCGAGAATGCCGGGCTCATCAACCAGACCTGCTGCCAAGAGAGTGTCAGGTCTTCTGTGTATGGCTGATTGGGTCCATGCTTCCTGAGAGGAGCAAGGACGATGACGATTTCCAACGAACTGCTGGACGAGCTGCTGAAGGGCTGCAAGCGGCCTGAGGATCTGCTGGGCGACACCGGGCTGATGAAGGAACTGAAGATCCGGCTTATGGAACGGATGCTTGGTGCCGAACTGACCGCGCATCTGGGCTATGAGGCCGGAGCTGAGCCACCAGCCGATCAGACCAACCGCCGGAACGGGAGCGCGACGAAGCGGGTGAAGGGTTCTGACGGCGAGGTGCCGCTTTCGGTGCCGCGCGACCGGGAAGGCAGCTTCGAGCCGGAGCTGGTGAAGAAAGGGCAGACCCGGATCGACGGGGTGGATGACAAGATCATCGGGCTCTATGCCGCCGGGCTTTCGGTGCGCGACATCCAGGCCCATCTGGAGGAACTCTACGGTCTGCGGGTCTCGCCCGACCTGATCAGCCGCGTCACCGATGCCGTGCTGGATGAGGTCCGTGAATGGCAGCACAGGGCGCTGGACCGGATGTATCCGATCGTCATCTTTGACGCCCTGCGGGTGAAGATCCGCGATTCCGACAGCCGGATGGTCAAAAACAAGGCCGTTTACATCGCCTTGGGGGTCACCCGGGAAGGGGAGCGCGAGGTTCTGGGCCTCTGGATCGCCGACAACGAAGGCGCCAAGTTCTGGCTGTCGGTCATGAACGAGCTGCGCAACCGCGGGGTCCAGGACATCCTGATTGCCGTCGTGGACGGGCTGAAGGGCTTTCCTGAGGCGATCACCGCCGCCTTCCCCGAGACCATGGTCCAGACCTGCATCGTTCACCTGATCCGGCATTCGATGAACTTCTGCAGTTGGAAGGACCGAAAGGCAGTGGCGGCCGATCTGCGCCCGATTTACGAGGCCCCGACCGCCGAGGAGGCCGCCCGCCAGCTGGACGCCTTCGAGGAGAAATGGGCCGGGAAATACCCATCCATCGCCCCGGCCTGGCGCCGGGCATGGGCGGAAGTGACCCCGTTCTATGCCTTCAGCGCCGCGATCCGGAAGATCATCTACACCACCAATGCCGTGGAATCGCTGAACCGGGTTCTGCGGAAAACGCTGAAGACCAAGGGCTCCTTTCCGACCGAGGAGGCCGCGACCAAGCTGATCTTCCTAGCTATCCGCAATTTCGAAAAGGGCGGTCGCGCGGTCCGGGAATGGGTTGCGGCCCGCAATCAGCTGGCCATAATGTTCGCAGGGCGCTTCGACGCCTGAACGTATCTGAAAACCGCATGGACCGGGTCAGATACACAGAGTTCCAGACACTCCCGCTGCCAATGCAGGTTTGCGAAAATACCAAAGGATCCACTTCTGGTTGAGAACAGCAGCATAGTTCCAGCTGCCATCTTGTTCGAAACGAAGCTCCCGTTCGATGTAGCCATGTCCCGTTGGTCGGACAGTCAGACCATCGGGAAGTCTGGCATGTGCCAGCAGAAGGTAAGCACGGCGCACAGGTTCCTCGACCGATGCCGCATCTTGCAGCTGTTTTTCGAGTTTATCACCATCGACCAACATCCGTCGCACCCTTTCGGTCTGGCACAGGTTTGGACACATTATCCAGAACCTCGAAAGAATACAGTGTTCATGATCACTTGAGCCCTGGGAGCATCCATGCCCATCACCCGCGAGACCATTCTGACCGCGCTTTACGCGCGGCTCTCAGATTTGCCCGCCACCGCGCTGCGCGGCGAGGTGTTGCCCGAGCGCGTGCCCGCCGCGGGGCTCCTGATCCTGCGCGACGGTGATCCGGGCGAGGCGGAGGTCACGCTGTCGCCGCTGCGGTATCATTATCAGCACACGGCCGAGATCGAAGCGATCGTGCAGGGCGGCGATCGGGACGCGGCTTTCGATGCGCTCTGCGCCAGTATCGGCGCGGCTGTTGCCACCGACCGAACACTGGGCGGGCTCTGCGACTGGGCCGAAGCGGAAGCGCCCCGGCCTGTGGATCTGCCGGAGGAGGGCGCCGCCGGTCTCAAGGCGGCCGTGATACCGGTGATCCTGCACTATTCCCTGGCCGACCCCTTGGCCTGAACTTCACCCTTCGCACATCCGGAGACAACCATGGCACGATCCCTTGGGGCGCGGGCGCAGATGGCGCTTGCGTTCGAGACCACCTATGGCACCCCGCCCGCGAGCGGTTTTGTGCGCATGCCCTTTGCCAGCACGACGCTCGGGGCCGAGCAGCCGCTGCTGAACTCGGAGTTGCTGGGCTATGGCCGCGATCCGCTGCCGCCGATCAAGGATGCGCTGACCGCCGACGGCAATGTCGTCGTGCCGATCGATGCACGAGGCTTCGGCTTCTGGCTGAAAGCGGCCTTCGGGGCCCCCATCACGACCGGGGTTGAGGCGCCCTACGCGCACGAGTTCCGCTCGGGCGGCTGGGTGCTGCCCAGCATGGCCATCGAGACCGGCATGCCCGAGGTGCCGCGCTTCGCGATGTATTCGGGCTGTGTGCTCGATACGCTGTCGTGGCAGATGCAGCGCTCGGGGTTGCTGACGGCCACAGCCAGCCTCGTGGCGCAGGGCGAAGCGATCGCCACGGCCTCGGAGGCGGGCACGCTGGCCGAGATCGACCTGCAGCGGTTCGGGCATTTCAACGGCGCGATCACGCGCGACGGCACCGCGCTTGGCAACATCGTCTCGGCCGAGATCACCTATGCCAACAACCTCGACCGGGTGGAGACCATCCGCTCGGACGGCCGCATCGACGGGGCTGACCCGTCCATTGCTGCCCTCACAGGGCGGATCGAGGTCCGCTTCGCCGATCAGGTGCTGGTGGATCAGGCGATCAATGGCGATCCCTGTGCATTGTCATTCAGCTATTCCCTGCCCTCGGGCGAAAGCCTGACGCTGACCGCCCATGCCGTCTATCTCCCCCGCCCGCGCATCGAGATCGCCGGACCCCAGGGCATTCAGGCCACCTTCGACTGGCAGGCCGCGCGCGACACCAGTCTCGGGCGCATGTGCACCGTCACGCTGGTCAACGACGTTGAGACATACTGAGCGCCCGGGATGATCGGGACACACGACAACAACGACCGCCAGCGTCACAGCCCAGAGGGCATAGCCAAACACCACCCAGACCAGAAGAAGCCGGTCGAACCAGTTTACAGCATACCGGTCACGTGACGGCGCAGACAGGCGATTGGCCGTGTCCGCGCCGCAAGCGCCTTTCCCACATCCATCTGCCATCGTTCACCCCGAGCGCCACAGACGGCCTCGTTCTGCACCACACTCGTTTCAGAAAGGTTTCCCGAGATGCTGCGCCTGAACCTCGCCCGCGAACCCTCCTGGCTCGACCTTGGCCGCGACGTCCGCGTGCGGGTCGCGCCGCTGACCACCGCGCTGATGGTGGCCGCACGCAGCGACCCCAATGTGCGCGGCTTGCCCGAGGGCACCAGCGACGACGAGATCGCCGTGGTCTTCGGCAAAGCCCTCGCGGAACGCGCCATCCTCGACTGGGAAGGCGTGGGCGACGCCAAGGGCAAGCCCGCACCGGTGACCCCTGACGGGATCGCCGCGCTCCTCGACATCTGGCCGATCTTCGAGCGCTTCCAGATGGGCTACGTGGCGAAGGGTCTGGAGCTCGAGCAGGAAAAAAACGCCTCCGCGCCCTCGCCGACTGGATCCACGGCGGGGGCGACAGCTACTGCGCGGCCTGCACACCCTGCGAGGGCCCCGGGCAAGTCTGCAAAGACTGCCCGCAAATCCTGAACGCGCCGCGCACATGGGAAGGCTGGCAGGTCTGGGACCTCTCGGGAAGGCTCGGCGGCCAGATCCGGGCCGTCCCCGGCGTTGTACTGGGCTGGGACATGGGCGCAGCACTGGCCATGGCCGACGCGCTGGGCGTCGATCCCCGCGCCGCCGCAGAATTCCTGCCGGTGATCGAGGCCGTGATGGTGCGGCATCTCAATGAGAGGGTGACCGGGGAAGGTGAATAAAGGGCGGAGATTATTGTGGTGGCTGAAGGCCCGACGTCAGGCTTTGATCTTCGCAAGGTAGATCACCCCCGGCACATCTGCAAAATGCGCATCACAGGTCACCAGCGAGGCCGCACGCGCGCGCGATGTCGCGAGAATGATGGCATCTGCCGTCGCAAGCCGGTGCGTGCGACAGAGTTCCGCCGCCGCCAGCGCGATCTCCGTGTCAAGCGGCACAACCCGGCACACCTGCGTAAAGGCGACGATCTGGTCCGCCTTGTCCTCGTCCATCTCGCGCGTGAGCCATTTCGCGAGCTCGAGCTGCACGATCGTCGGGACCAGCCAGTCTGACTGCTCCGGAAGATATTCCGCCACAACATCGCCCGTCGGCGAGCCGATCAGCCATTCGATCCACGCCGATGTATCGACAAGAACCATCAGACCCGATCCGCGCGATCGCGATAACCCTCAGCCTGCGTGCCGCGTGCAAAGCCCTTGAGATCCTCGCGCCGCGGCACGGGCACCAGCAGAACACCTGCCCCCTTGGGAATGAAGGCAAAGGCCTGACCCGCTTCCCACTGCTGCGCCGTGCGGATCGCCTTGGGGATCGAGATCTGGAACTTTGACGACAGGGTCGCGGTCTCGGCCATGAGTCTGCACCTTTCTGATCGATGCGCAAAACGTAAGACGCCCACAGTCGCAATGCAAGGACCCTGACCATGGCAGAGAAACGCATCTCCGTCCGCCTGTCCGCGACCGGCGGCCGGCAGGTCAAGGCCGAGCTGGAGGGTGTGGGAGAAGCTGGCAGCCGCGGTTTCGGGCGCCTCTCGCGCGAGATGGAGGCGGCGAATGCCCGGCTGGCGGCCTT